AGCACCTGTGGGGTTGTCAGCGCCAACGACCGAAAATTCCACCAGTTACCTTGGTGGGTGTCAACTCGATCGTTTCGCCTTCAACCCGCCGCCTGTACCGCAGCTGACCCGGTAGGTCGACGTCTGAGTCGTCGCTGTTCTCATCCCAACCTAACTCACTCGCACGATCCGCTGCATTAAAATAACTTTGCAACGTATTCTGCGCGGGGAACACGCGCGTCAACAGCAACAGGCCCTCACGACTGGTCATCGCGTAACCCAAGAGCCTAACTATCCACTCATGCTTTGCGCGTCGGCGATGTCTCTCTGGAAAGACAGCTGACTTCACAATCTCGCGCTCTTCACGGTGAGGCTGTCCGTGCAACCAGTGGTAGCCCACAAAATGCGTGTGACTCCTCCAGTCATCAGTGGTCTTTGACGTGTCAACAATGTCGGTTTTCTCGACACTGACAACAAACCCCAGATCTGTAGCTGCAGATGCCAGCTGACTCTTTGTTACATACGTGTTCGAGCCAATGATGACGTCGTCACCCATCACCAATACACGATCATGTGGCAGTTCATGACCAGTGATACTGTGCCACATGTACGATACGAGGATCAAATTAACAATGCTTCCAATGATACTAGTGAAAGCACTGCCCGAGGGAATACCCTTGTGCACTTGATACACGTGACCGTCTGGAGCGATGATTCGGCTGTGAATGAAATCGTTGACGTAACGAGTCCACACTTCTTGATCCTGGTCAGTCAGATCTAAATGCGTCCGCGCCACACGGAAAGCATCATCAATCATTTTGGCCGGAACCGTTGAGTCAAATTTCGAAAAGTCTAACGAGTAGACGTACCGAAATTTGGATTCGATTTCGGAGAGTATTGCTCCTCTTTCGATTCCATGGGTTCCCCAAACGAACGGCCGCGTTCGCGAAAGGTTTTCCATGACTCGCTTACTGAAACGACTGCCAACAATGGTCGTAGGCAGCGGCGCCATCCAAACCAGGCGAGTCTTTGGACCAGCGTGCCCATGTTGAACCCGACGGCCAAAAACATAGGGATCAAAGCCACGCAAGCCAGCAATAATCCGTCTCGCCAATCGAGTGCCTTCGGCAAGGACATCTCGATTAGTGCTGAACAGAGGAGCGCCAGCGTAAGAGCTAGCAAGGACCACCTTCTCCACAATCTCATCGACTGTGTAAGGGATGTGCCCTCGATCCTTGCAACCTGCCGTACGGTAGACGCTACGAATGGCTGCTTTGTAACTCTCGGAAGAGAAGGATCGAAATCCATTCTGACCCGCAGGTGCACCTCGTACAAAGAGAGCGGGTGATGGAGTTCCCCTGTCATGTTCGCCAATGTCATCAGGAACAGGTCGTAAGACCCTAGTTCCTGGTCCGACGACACCTTGAACCTCTTCGTTCCCTCGGATGTAGTGATTACTGCTTCGTCCGGTTCCAGATCGTCCGGGCTTACGAACTGCGGGGTTAGTAGCTCCCGAGTTTCGTCGTTGGCCGAGTGAGGTTTGGCGACTCTGTCGTGGTCGGCGACACGAGCATGGCCCGTATCCGCTAACCGTGAACTCAGTTCCTCGTCCGTTAGTGGTTGGATGAACGGGGCAGCCGTAGGTGGCAATTCCCGTCTCCACCCATTCAGGGGTCGTGACACTACGATTATCCCTTTCTGGGACGAGCTCAGACGTCAGATCTGAGAGCGCGTTCTCCATGGAGTAATCCACCGCAACGCGTTCTACAGCTCTGCTGAGCCTGGCGATTGCCCTATCGACCTTACCCTGGTCGGTAGAACTGAGGTACTTACCGAGATCATCGACCCCGGCCCTCGCGTGCAATTGCACGTCTACACCTCCTAAGCGATTGGTCAAATGTTGCCAGCTGTGGTGACCAGCCAAGATCAGCCGACTAGCGGATGTCAACCCGCTCCACAACGAATGCGTTGACAACGCATAGCTACACTATGGCGTCCGTTTGCCAAACGGAAGTGGGTGGATTTACCACCATTGACGTTTACGACGTCAGACGGTGCTCAAAAG